TACGTCAAACTGAAACCACGTTGGTGATCCAGCAAATGCTGTAATTTCGCCAGAAGCGATTGTTGCTGCTCCTAAAGTTCCAAAGTCAGCGAAGTAGATGGTTTTAATTCCACCAACTGCACTTTTACAAGGTACTTTACGACCAGAGGTAATTAGACAAGCCATAGGTTATATTTTTTTTAATAAAAAAGGGCGAGTTGTTTTACCCACCCTTTTCTAATGATTAATTATTAATTATTAAGCGTAAAGAACGATATCAGTTACCTGTGCATATTGTACACCAGCAGTAAATCTCATAATTACACGGATATTTTGAGAACCATCAGTTTCTCCCATATCGATTACTCTTACTTCATTCTGGTCTGATAATAGTCCAGTTCCAAAGAATAAGTTAGATTTCTCAGCAGCAATCATTGTGTTGTCACTCATTCCTTTTGATACTACAACTTGAACACCATCAAAGAATAAACCTCCCAATACTTGGTTTGTTCCTTTGCTATCGTATCCAGCGTTATCTCCAGCAGCAGCAAATCCTCCTAAAGCTCTTGTATAAGCACGAGCAACATTAGAAGAAACATATAGACGTAAATCTTCTTTTCCGTAAACAGCAGTAGGAATTGCATCAACTACTTTTCCCATTTCAGCAATTACGTTAGCTGGTAATATACCACCACCTACAGCAGCGATTTCTTGTCCAGCTGGTAAATCAGCATCAGCAGCAAGTAATACAGCTAAGCCGTCGAATTGTCCAGATGTAGCGTTAACTCCAGACCAGATGTTTTTTTCCATTCTATCAGCTACTTTAGCAGATACGTGAGCTAAAACAAAATCAGAGAAAGAAGCAGGAGCATCAGCGAATGCAGAGAATCCCATTTCTAAAGCTTGCCACGATTGGTGTAGCTCTTTCTTACAGATTTCAAGGTTTACTTGAAATTCTTCAGCTAAAAGAACTTTTTCTGTTAAAGTTAAAGTTCCTTGGTCTGTTTTAAATTCACAAGTTGCATCTCTAACGATATTGTCAGTTGCTGCTTTTTGTAATACAGATTTGTATCTTACGTTTGGTAAGATTGTAATTTCATTGTTTGCTAGAGTATCTCCAGAAAGTAAAGCGGCTGCTATGTATTTTCCTGCAAATTCACCTGCATAGGTACTGTTAGTGATTACTAAACTCATTTTTATTTATTTTTAGTTGTTATTTATTAAAATTTGATATTACTCTATCCATTGTGTTAGGCTTTCTGTTTGCACCAATCTTAAATTTAGAAAGTGTTTTAAAAGACTCTGGATTTGAAACAATAGGCTCAGCACTTGGCTCATTTAATTCAGCTTGTACTTCTTCTGGAATTTCTTGAGATAATTCAACAGTTAAGTTGTTTCCCATTTCAATAGCAGAAAGTTCTTCTTTCAAATCTTCTTCAGACTTAATATCTGCAATAGCATCTTCTAAGTTCTTGATTCTTTTCTCCATTCCTTTCCAATCAGCTACATCAGCTTCTTCAGCTAATTCTTCTTCAACTTCTTCTGACTCTGTTTCTTCAGCAGGTACTTCATCAGATACTTCACGAAGATCAGCAATCATACCTTGTTCTTCAATTACTAATAGTCTTGAATCTTCTAAGATATACTCACCAACTGGCATTGCTACCATTTCATCTTCAGTAACGATAAATACTTCTTTACCGCTCTCAAAAGAATCAGCTTCGATAATAGTACCGTTGTCTAGTTTAATTTGCTCTAACTTAACTTCTTCGTTAAGGTTAAGAACGTCTTTGATTTTTTCAATCACATTGTTTGGCTTCATATTAATATATAATTTAGTTTAATTTAATTTGCATTTTCAAGAACTAGTTTTTCCGATACCTTGATTCATTATGTCTCCTTTACAACACTTTATTGAGTAAGCATCTCTATCTTTACAAAGACAACCCTTGCGACTTGTTTTTGGACTTGTTCTACTTGGAGTGAAGTATTTAAGTAGTTTATTCATTATTTAATTTTTACACAATTAGGAACTGTTTTACCGTCTAATACTTTAGTTCCCTTTTGTTCGTAACCGTCCCAACAAGGTGATTTTAAATTATGCGATTCACAAGGCATAAACCAAGTTTTTCCTTCAAATTCGTGTTCGTGATATTTGTCGCAACCAATATCTTTAGCAGCTTTTTTAGCCGCTTCTTTAGTTGAATACGCTAGTCTATCGTCAATTATAGCAGTTTCATTATCAATTATATTTGAATCCATTTCTAATTGCTTTAACTTAGATTCAGCCCAAGTTTTTGCAGACTTACCGCCCCATAATAAATATGAAATAGTTCCGCAAGCTTCTGTATCTTTTTCGTTGTAATATTCTTCAGCTCTTGACAAATAAGAAAACATTCTTTTAATTGTTTCTTTTGTGATTGCTTTACCTTGTGCTAATTGTTGAGCCCTTACTTTTCCTATTTGTGTAGCACATTTATTATTTACTTTTTCATTAAGCTCAATACCTCTCTTTGCGTTATTCTTTACTGAATCAGGATAATCAGAGTATGATTCTAGATCTACTTCTTCATTCTTTAATATAGCAGTTACTTGAGTTAATAAATATTCAGCTTCTAATTCATCAATAGCTGCTAGTTCTTCTTCAATAGACTCTTTAGGTCTTTCCATACGATCTGCAAAATATCCTTCTATACTGAAGCCCTTGACTTTGTTTGTGCGAACAAATTCGTTCCAGATCTTATCGTTGTTTACTTTTACAGAACCAACCCAAGTACCTAGTGGCAAATCCATACCATACTTTACTGACTTGTCGTGAACTTTATCTTCTACTATCCAAGATTCGACTAAGCTAAGTCCGTTTATTTCATACTGATGTTCTAGTGTAGCGTTGTTTTGTTTGCTATTCATTAAATACATCTGGCTAGCTTTTAACACAGTATCTTTTGAGAAATATATATAATACTCGTCTTCACCGTTTCGTCTGTATATCGGCTTGTTAGGCACTAATAAAGCACCCATAAGTATTCTTCTTTCTTTATCAACTTCAGCTAGTTTAAACTCTTGACTTTTCAAAGCTACAAATTCTTCTTCAATCGCTGGAGATTCTACTACGCTAATAGCTTCTATCCCTAATTCGCTTTCTTCGTCTAATATTAGTTCAACTATTCTCATAATAATATATAATTGTTTTTTATTTATTTTGTATTTTATCCTATTGTAGCTCCTTCAACAATATTGTTTTGTAAACTCTGTGCTGTTGTTACGTCATTAGCAACTACATACGTTTGAATTGGTTGTTGTGATTGTCCTCCTATTGCATCAGCTAACTGACTAGATTCGCTAGAGCCAACTATATTAAAAGACGGAGGAGTTGGAACAGAACCACCACCGCCACCACCACCGCCAGCTGGTGCAGAGCCACTAACAGATTTAGAATCACCTTTAATAGAACTAATAGTTTTAGTTGCACTTGCAACAGTTGAGCCTATTGATAAAGCAGCTTTAGCTGTATTAATAGCAACGAAAGGCATACCAGCAGTTAATGGTGAAGCAGCTGTTGCCGCTGCATTTGCTCTACCAGTGTCTGAAATAGTTGAAGAAACTGACTTACTAGCAGTTCTTACAACGTCAGCAATCGCTAGAGCCTTTCCTACTTTCTCCATTTTCTTGCCGCCTATACTTATAATGTTTTGTAAATCTTCAAAACCTTTTCTGTATTGATCTTCTTTAAATTCTTCTTGTAATTTTACTCTTTCAGTTTCAGCTTCACTAAATTGTTCTTCTAAAGCTTTTATTTGATCATTAGAAAGTGTTTTAAAAAACATTTTATCTAACAACAACAGTTGCTCACGTTCTCTTAATATCTCTCTTTGCTCTTGAAAAGTTTGGTCTTCAAAATCTTTATCTAATTTAAGTTCTGATATTAATTGTTCTTGTTGTTTTAACTTGTCAGCAGCATCTTTTATTTGTTTTTTCTTTCTTCTTTCTTCGTCTTTTTTATCAAATTCAGCTTGTTTAGCTGCTAGTTTTTCATCTAATGAATCTTCAAGCTCTTGTGTTTTTAAGCCAGCTTCTTCTGCTTCTTTTAATAATTTTTCGTTATGTTCTTTTATTTTTGTTAATTGTAATGCTCTAGCTTCAGCTTCTTTGTTTGCTTCAGCATCTCTAATTTTAGATCTTAAGTCCGCAAGTTTTTTAGCTTCTTCTTTTTCAATATCTTCTTGTGATTTACCTTTTTTAGAATCTTCTTTTCTTTTCTTAGGCTTACCAAATTCAGTGAAATCTAGTCTTTTTGTTTCTGCATCAATAGTGTCTTGTATTAAAGCTCTTTGTTTTGTTAAAGAAGATATGTCTTTAGCTATGCTTTCTTGTTTCATCTTAGAAACTCTGATCTGTCTATCTAATGATCTTTTTTCAGCTACACTTGTAGATGCTAATTTTTGAGCAAGCAGTTCTGAAAGCTTTGCACTTTCGACCATAAACTTGTTATTCTCTTGACCTATTAAAGTTTGAGCTTGCAGTTCATCACTATATAATGCTTCTATGTTTGTAAGTATAGCTTTGTTTTTAGCTTGTACTTTTATAGCTTTAACTTGGTCGTCTATAAATGCCAAAGAATCTGCTGTAAGTTCGTTGTTTTCGTCTAATTCTAAATTAGCATCTTTATACTTTTCATTTAAACCATCTACAACATTTTTAAGATTCTCTCCTTTTAAAGCTCCGCTCTCATAAGCTCTTGCAACTGTTTTTAATTCTGTTGTTTGCTTTGCAATAGATTGATTTAATGCTTCTGCTTCTGCTTGTAAAGCCTCTCTAGCTGCTTTACTTTCTGCTGAAATAAAACCAAACATTTCTTTAATCTTATCAAAATTAGCAACAACTAAACCAATTCCAACAGCTAAAGCACCAATACCAGTAGCGATTAAAGCACCTCGTAAACCTTTTAAGCCAATAGTAAAACTTTTGATTCCTTTAAAAGCAGAAAGAAAACCTTTTTTAAGTTTTACAACTTTAGTTGCATAACCGCCAGTTAATTTGTCAATTCCTCTAATTATGTTAGTGTTGTCTTTTTGAGCATCTTTAAAGTTATTGACAACTTGTGTTGCAGCTCTTTGCTCAACTGCTAACTTCTTAAGACCTAAACGTTGATCAGTCAACGCATCTTTACGTGCTGTTAGTTGTTGTTTAAGTTGTTTTTCTTGTGCTAAATTTACTTTACCAGAAGCATTGTATTTATCAAGAGCCTGTTTAGCTTTAGCATATTCTTCTTCTAAAAGAACAAGTATTTCTCTTTGTTCGTCAATAGTTACATTGATAGACTTAAGATTCTTTTCAGCTTGCTTGCTGTCTACATTTATTTCTATTGTTTTTTCTATCGCCATAGTATCTCTTGTTTTATTGCTTTATAACCTTCTTTTAATGTTTTAGGTAATTTATATTTACCTTGTGCTATACGAATCAACTCAGTCTCACCGTCTGCATATTTTAAACTATCAAGTATTAATTTTATCATAATGTTTTTTTTATGGTAATTACACGCAACTTATAGATGTTATTACTCCATTAGAACCTATAACCATATTCATTACAGAACCTGTATCACAATATCTTGTGTCGTCATTAGTAATTCCAGGCTGTGTATAAGTTGCAGCAGCTTGTAAAGTTATTAGTTGTTTATCATTATACATTACATCACCGACACTTAAATTACCAACCTCTCCAATAGAAGATCTGTAATATAAAGACCCTGGATTTCCCATTCCATAAAATTGAACATTGTCAATACTATTAGAGTAAATTGCTAAATCGTTTAGTAATTCTATTTCACTTTTACCAGTCTTAAGATTAGTATTGATTGAGTTTATTGTATATCTACGTCCATTAATATCAAAACTGTCTGCTAGAGTAAAGTTTAACAATATCTTTAAAGGTAAAAATGCAGTAACTTTCGTTAATCTGTTTTTACTATTAAATATGCTTGTTATATAATTTTTATAATACTTCTGAAATAAAGTGTCTGTAAAATCGCTATTACCAGTATATTCGTTTAACTCATTTTTAAAGTTTATATTATCTTTTGAAGTTGTAGCTGATAATGCTAAAGAGTTACTAGGTACGTTGTAGCTAGATATAGAATCGTGTGTTGTTAAACTACTTCTAAAAGAGATTGTGTTTCCATCACTTACATTTACAGCATAAAATAAAAACGGTGCTCCTATGTAAGCCTCTTGGTTATCGTCTACACAATAACCCCATTGAATACCCGTTTCACTACCATCATCAGCATCTAGTATTTTTTCAAATTTAAAATGACCAAAAGGTAATTGAACTTTATAAATACCACCATCTAAATTCTCACCACCAGTATAATCTTCTTTTGCCCAAGTGTAGCTAAATAATTGCGTATGTATAGCGGCTAAAAAAGTCTTATTATCTTTGTAGTCAAATACTATTTCTTTATAAGGTAACGCTACATTTACTTGACTGTCTTTTACATCTATGTAACTACTTATGTCATAGTTTGTGCCTTCAACATAAAAATCATCTAAAGTTTTTACAATTACAGTTCCAGAGTTATCAAGATAAGCAACTAGATTAAACATTTTAAATATACCAGTAAGAAAGTCTAAAACTTTAATGTCTGGTACTTGTGATGTTATAGTAAACTCAAAAGCTGCTGGTGCTGTATAACTTATAATAGGAAAAATGTCAGCTTCTTGGTCTGGGTCATAATATTCAAAAGCCCAAGAAATACTTGAGAAAGTTATAGCTGCACTATAATTTAAAGTTGCTGTGTACTCAGAGCCTACGTTTATAAATGGTGTTAATATTATTTGCTCGTTTTGACTTGTTATGTTACTTCTTGTTAAAATAGTTTGACCATCTCTTTTAATAACAATTTCATAAGGTGTGGTATTTGTTCTTATTAACACTAACTGTAAAACACCAACGTTGTCGTCGTTAGTTATTTTGAAAGTTGAATTGTTAACCATCTCAGATACTTCGCCTCCAGATACTGACCATCCATTAATTAAATTTGTAAATTCAGCACCAGAGCCACTTTCAACATTTCCCTTCTTTCTGTGAAGCCACATAAACAAACTATAATAAGGTAAGTTCGTAGAATTAAAAAAATCATTAGAGAATGTTAAGTTGTATTGTGTTTCAATAGCTTCTATTACTTTACTAACTCTAAGTGCAAACTTTAAATCTGTCCATAATACTCCGTGTTGATGTGGATTACCTCCTCCACTATGAAACCATAAATTACCAGAAGGCTCAGTATCGTGTCCTCCAGAATCGTAATATAATCTAGAAGATGTACCACTGGCTCCAGAAGTAATCAATGGTGTTATAATATTATTAGTTGTTGGGTCTGCTTGTAGTCTAGATTTTATTTCATTTGACTTATAGTCAAGAGACAAAGAGTTTAAAGAAACTAATTGATTAAGCTTATCTTCACCTATTAAGTCTTTCAAGTCTACTGTATTACCAAAGAAAGTTAGCTTGTATGCGTAAGCTATATTCTCTTTTAATGTAACACCCTCAAGTTTTATTTTACCTTCTTTAAACGGGTAGCTATTAAGTTCTATTATACCAGCTTTTTTTGTTCTCGCATCAAAACCGCTTACTATATCGAAGTTATAATAATGTTTAAATATTTTATTATTCTTCTTAGAGGCTGGAACATTAAACGTTTGAGTAAATGAAGTGAATATTTTAGAAACGTCTTTAGCGTTTTTAATTGTTTGTGTTAATGATACAGACTCATCTCCAAATAAATCTAATCTTTGACCTTCAATATATAACTCAATATTTTGCATTATCTAATGTTATTTATTTTGTTGTTAGCTATATCAAACTCTATTGTATAATCTATTAATTTATCGTTTAGTGATGTTTTATAAGTAACTGATTTAGTTTTAGGCACTAATGGTCTTACTAACACTTCTGTTTCTGTTACAAAAGTAGACCACACTTGTTCGCTTAGCATTAGTTGCTCGATAACCTCGTTGTAGTCTTCTGGCATATATCCAGTATTCATTGTATAGCTGTCATTGCCTTGCACCATAAACTGAGTTCTTTGATGTTTATAAGTCTTATAGCTTAACGAATCTAAGTCAAATACAGAAGACTTAAACTCCTCTCCTTTAACGTCTGTTTTTTCTATTGACTTTTTAAAGAACATTATATCTTGCAATGCACCAAACTTATTTACAAACGTAACTTTTATAGGGTCGTATTTGCACTCACTAATATTTTTAACGTTTAGTATTTTAACTTTACTCACACCATTGTCAGTATAAGAAATGTGTATTGTATCAAAGTCATTTAAAATAAAATCATCTTCAAAACCGATTAAACAAACACTATCTTCAAATGTACCTCCATCTATAATCACTCGGCTTTGAAATGAGTCAGAACCATTTACACCATTAGTGGCGTATTTAATTTGTTCACCACTATTAGTGTTTGGTGATACTGTATTAGTTTTTACAATTTCATTGTTTAATAAATAAGCTATTGATTGAACGTTAGAAGTATTTAAAGGTATTGATATTGACGAGTCATCTAATTTTAAAATAGTATTGTTGCTTATAAATACTGGACTAGTTATTATTGGATTAGCACCTTCTTCAAAATATCCATATCCATCAAAACCACAAAATCCGTTTGCAGTATCTGGCTGTATTGTAGTAGTACCAGAACCTCCTACCGCAGTAGATATTACATTAATCCAAACATTTTGTCCTACATATTGTCCATCAAACTCAATCTCTAAATAGTCTCTTATTAATTCGCTAAGTTCAAAAACAACAAAGTCTTTAATACCTATTGGTTCTTTAGTTATTTGATATCTCTTTGTGCTATCTGGCACATTTGCATTTGATACAAAAGTTCCAGTATAAACGTGTAAATCTAGCCTAACAGATGTTAGATTTGTTTTTTCTACCTTAACATAAAAAGGACTTCTTAAGTTTATGTTTGTTGCCATTTTATTTCTTTGTTATATTTACTTGTATTTGTTTTTCAATACCTACTGAGTAAGCTTCTATTAATTCTTGAGGTAATCTTTTAAAAGCTGCTTCAAACGGTTTAGTAAAAAACATACTAGGCTTGATACCTCTGTTGTATATGTTGCTAGCTATGATGTATCCTACTGAATCAAAGCCACCTTTTGCAAATCTACCAGTTGATACTTTCTTTCCGTTTACAGTTTTAGTTTCTCTAAATCTTATATTCTTTTGTTTAGCAAATATTGACATTCGCTTTACAAAATCTTTAAACGTTCCGCTTTTACTGCCACTTCCAAAACGATAAGGAGCATTTGGTGCTTGTTGACCCGTTATCTTTGCGTTTGGCGATACTTTGCTTGGATCATCTCCTTTGACACCTTTGTCTTGAAACTTACCATAATCTTCCATTTCTAGAATAAGCTTAAAGCCTTTAGATGTCTTACTAACTTGACCACCTATTGTGTTATACAAGTCACCACCAGCTTTGTTGTCTCTAGCTAGATTTAATCTGCTTTCATCTATAACAAACTTAGCAAACTGATTTAAAACTTTATCAACTTCTGGATTGACTAGCATATTGTAATATCGTTGTTTACAAATACGTTAAACGTTGCACTCCAACCAGCCATCTTGTTTTCAAATCTTTCATAAAAAGGCTCGCAGTTTGCATTACCATCTAATTGATATTGATCATTGTATAGATTGCCTTTTCTAAGAACTTGTATTAGTTTATTTACAACTTGAAGCTGAGTGTTCAACACGTCTTGTTCGTTATTGTTACCTCTAAAAATATCTGTTGTCTTTTCTTTGCTTTCGTCTACAACGTCCATTGCTAAGACACTAACATTAAAAGTCAATACTGATTCGTCAGCTGTTACGTTATTTATTATAATATGACATAAAGGGAAAATGCTTTGCTTTGATAAGTCAATATCGTATATGTCGCCAGTTGTAACAGTGTTCACGTTTACATCGCTTAGTAGTTGTTGCTCTATTGCTTCAGTTAATAAATAAAAGCCTCTTATTCCTGTATTGCTCATTTAAACTTATTTTTTATTTGTCTTTGTTCTATTTCGTTTTTTTCTTTTTCATACGCTAAATATGTCAAGCACTCGTGAACATTTAATTTAGTGATATGTTTAAATCTTGTAATATCACCTTGAGCGATTGCATAGATTGAATTGTACCAACCCCATTTGGCTGTGAAATTAGATACTGAGCTAAAGTCACCTCGTTCGTTTTCTTGGAAGAGTTCAGTATAATTTTTGATAATTCCGTTCCTAAACTCAAAAAAAAAACTATTGAGCCTAGAACTGCATCTAATGGAAATTCTTTGGCAACTTCATAGTTATCTGGATTATATGACTCAATTACATAACGCTTACCTTTTCGCATCTTAATAGGTCTATATAACACATTCATAGCTCTATGTAAATTATCGTTATCACCGATGAAAGTATCTAGATCAACATACTCACCGAAGCTCATATCCTCAAGACTTGGAATGAATCCGTATTCTTGATTATTTATTTTAAATGTATTTATTAATTGATGTTTAGTATCAAACATATTATTAATAGATGTACAAACTTCAGAGACATCTGTTGCTTTCATACCTCTAGCTACTAAAGGTGACACTCTGCAAAATATCTCTATCATTCGCAAATGCACTTCTGCTTCGTTGTCAAAGTCTATTTTATCAAACTCTTGATATTGATATAATGTGATTTCGTTTAAGCTTGTAGGTATGTTTAATTTATACTCCATATTTATATATAAACGTTTTTAATTTATTTTAGTGATTAAGACACAGCGTATTTACCAAAGTTTGGTCTACTCATTATTGAATATGTAGCGTACCTCACAGCATCTATTATGTGATTGTTTTTATCTACTGGCTTATTTGTTAGCTTACCGCTTCTATCTTCAAGCCATTTATAATTTCTAAACTCTTGTATTGCATTATTACTATCGCTTGTTATATGTATCTTAAAACGCTTTAGTAAGTCTATACCTGCGTTGATACTATCACGACCTTTTAAACTTGGTTGTATATTGTGACCCATTCTTCTAAGTTCATCAATTAATCTTGGTTCAGCTGCATCGAAATAAATAGGACTTCTTCTTTCTACTTCTTGTTTGAAGTGATCGCTTAAGTCTCTTGTTGTCATCATAGTTCTATACAAGTGTTCTTTGATATATAGATTATGATCTTTTTTGTAAACACTCACTAACGTGCTAGGATCGTTTGTGTATCCTGCATCAGCACCATAGCTTATAAGCTCCGCATCGTGTGGTATATTTGAAACTTCTGCATAGTTGAATATAGTAGCTTTAGAAACACCTTTCTCTCCTAGTCCGTATATCTGCCAATATTGCTCGTCTGTTTCTTTTAGTCTTTCAATCTCTCTTACTATGCTAGTGTCTAGAAACTTGTTATCTAAATATGTTGTTTTGTAGAATTCAACATCTTCACGATTAAGAACTTTGTCGTAGATCCAATGATATTCATCTGACGGATTATAATCAAGCACCACTTTTTCAGTTGTACGAAATATAAGTTGTTGCCAATCTTCATAGTCAAGTTCGTTAGCTTCGTTAATGAATAAGAATTCACGTTTACGACCACGTATCTTTTGCGGTTGATCTACTGAAATAAATTCAACTAGATTATCGTCTAAGTTATATTCGCTATTTGATTTATTGTGATTTGCTTCGTCATACTTTTTATGTGTTTTAAGTATATCAATAAAGTCACGCATTACAGAAGAACGCACAGCTGGAAAAGTCTTTCTACAAATAGTTATTGTTTTGCCTTTGTTTGTTTGACAATAGTGAAATATAATATAAAGTAATATATTAAAAGTCTTACCTGATCTAGTACCACCTTGTTCAACTACTATCTTTGAATCACTATCTAGTAAGTGTTCAAATACTACGTTTACATCAACATTCAATTATCTATGTATTTTAATATTTATCTCTTTGTCTGTTGTGTCGTGTTTAACTTCTCTCTTTGTACCGTTTAATCTATGTGCTTCATCATCATCTGCTATGAGTTTCATAAGACCAATTTGTAATGTAGCGTTGTCGCTTGCGTACCATTTAGCTCTCATCTCTATTTTCATATTGATTCGATTCTTTGCTAATTCGCTTTTTATAGTGTCACTTTTGTGTAAATCGTGATCATAGAAAGTTTTTCTAACAAATGGTGTATATGCAAATATATCATTAACAAATATTAAATTATGCTTCTTGATTGCTTCTAAGCTTTGTTCAATTAAATCTTCTGTCTTGTATGCCATAGTTTATGTATTGTATTAATATATAAACATTTCTCTATTATTTTAGTTGTGCATTATATGCTCTATCTTTTCTATTTTATCAGCTGTCATTTTAGACATATTTCTTATTATGTATTTTCTAGCATCTACTAAGTTATCATCTATTAAGCACAAGTGAGCTTTTTGAACTGATTCACTATACTTTTTATATATGTCATAGTTGTTTAAGCTATGTATTAAAGTAGCGTGATGAATTCGTAATCCATTTCTTTTGTATTGATCGCTTATCTGTCTATATTTTAAACCAGCTACTTTTCTTAAGTAGTAAGTTGCTACACTTCTAAGCTCAACAACGTCACGTCTTCTGGTTTTCTCAAATATATTTACGTCTGTAACTTCTTTTATCGTGTTTGCTATCGTTTCTATTTTCATTATATTTTATTATCTATTACTTCTATTAAGTTTCTTAGTTCGCTACGTTCCCATTCTCCTAGATTTACTCCATTGATTAAGAATTTATAGTAGTCTTTTTTATCTGTATTTTTTAGTTCTATATTTATGTACATATTAATCTATTTTATTAAATTCTGCTGTTTGTGTTTCTATTAGTTCTTCTTTGTTTTCAAAGTAGTTGTCTACTAAAGCATCTATCATTACTAGTTCGTCAATAGAAGCTGTTTTAATCTTGTGTATTAAACTATCTATTTTGTTTAGTACATTAGTACACATCTCTGGATTGTTGTTATATATCACATTAAATCCTTGTTGATATTCGCTCTCTAGTATCTTAGAAGTTTTGTTTACTTGATGCTTTACATTCTGTTTAAATGCTTTACTGCCTTGTAGTTCATCGTTTGCTTCTAGCAATAGCTGACTTATCAAAACACTCTTTAAATAGTTTAAGTGTTTATCGCTTATAGTTTCTTTTACTTGTTTTTCTCTATCCATTTTTCTTGTTCATTTCTTAAATAATCAATTTCTCTTTTTAAATAATCTAAAGCTTTTTCTAAATCTTTTACTTCGTCTTCTTTCTTACCCGCTCTAACTAAATATTTTATACAGTTACCTCTGTTAAAATTCAATGCGTAATCTCGAATGAAGTCTATGACATCGTAGCCTTTGCCATTCTCGTAATGTAAATAAGTTGCTCTCATAATTTTACTTTTAATTGGTCTTTAATTTTATTATGCGTTTCTTGTTGAAAAAATAGTTTTAAATGTTCGTCGCTTGTTATTCTATATATTGACTTTATATATTCAGTCTTATTCTTTCTGTCTTTAACTTCTTTTATGTTTTTTATTTCATACACCATTGTCACGCCATCTATTGTCTCACAAGTTTCAGTGTTAACATTTGATCTTACTATAAAGCATTGAATCTTTGTTTTGTCTGTTAAATTTACATCTACATAATTAGCTAGAGTTCTTACAGTATTTATTGAAGTCAAATCACCAGTCTTTTTGTGATCTATAAAGAAAGTATTATAATTGAATTTAGTTAGAACGCAATCTATATCTATGATAGAACGCTTCAGGTCTGTTAGTTCGCTTATTAAATAATTAAATTCATTATTGTGATACGTTGGTTTAAATGCTTTTCTTGTTTTCATTTCTTGTGTTTTTGTTTAATAATCATTGGTGTAGTATGTTTCCACTTTACTGAGTGATGAAGTCTTGGCTTTGTAAAGCCCATCATTCCTACTCTTACACTAGAAGGGTGCATTAGTACACTCATAAAAGACTTTATGTATGTTCCTGATAGTTGATATATATCAGTCATTCCAGAACTTTGGCTTTGTGTTGCTTTTTGCTCAAGACCTATATAAGGCAATGTAAGAAATAAAGCGCCTCTTGAAGCTAAACTCGTGTAAGTATTGACGTCTTCATTTATAGAACCTACAAACTGAAACTCTCTGTCTGTTGAACATATAAACGAGTTCATACACTTTCTTGAGTTATTGATATAATTTGATATTAGACCGCAACCAGCACCGCCTATGAAGTCACCACCCTGTGCAAACGCTATACTTTTAGCATCTATTGTTTTATAGAAGTTTAAAAGAAGATCAAAATAAAAATTAAGATTCTTTACACTGCCTTTAGTTGTGTATTTGTCATCTACGTATCTATAACGAAAACTTGTATAGTCATCATCTAACTGTATAAAGTATTTTATATTTAATTCTTTAGCTATCTTAAAGCAAACGTTTCTAGCGTGTACAATTACTTTTCTATTATCAAAATTATTACCTTCATCGATAGAATCAGCCATTTCTTTTTTATCAAAAACAACTACATTGTCATAGCCAAAGTTTTCAATATACTTGTTAATGCTTTTGTCTTCATTGTCAACAACAATAACGATTCGACCTGTGTAGCCGCTTCTTATAAGGGTTTTATATGTAATAACATTATCAGCTCTACCGTGTGATAATATGAAAGCTACGAAGTCTTTATTCTCCATACTCTTGTAAGTATTGACTTTTTATTTCTTCAGACAGTTTGACATAGCCAAGCTGAATAGCTTTCTCAAAGTCTATTATAACAAGAGCTGATTTCTCCATTAAGTTCTGCATCTCTTTGCTTGAGTGTGCATAATAGTCAGCTATCTTTTCATAATTAAATACGTTATGCCTACGAGCTGCATCAATTAAGAAAGTTTTTTCATTATAGTCAATGTTTGAGTTTTCTATCTCTCTTATTAATCTATGTGTTTTATACTTGTCACATAATTCAAATATATGAGGCTTCTTATTTTTAGGCTCGTATATCGGTGCTTCTACTTTTTTAGTGTACTTATCATCATCTTCTGATAATTCACCGCTAAACATATTTATTTGTTTCATCTTGTTTTTTGTTTTAAATTTTTAAAGTGTACCGCTTAAACAGTAATTATCTAAGTCATAGCCTTGTATAAAGAATTTATCATATAAGTCAATCGCTTTAGCAACTTTTTCTTCACCAGCAAAATAGAAATCTTCAGAACATTCCCAGACACCTATGTCAAGACTTCCTTTATCTAATACTACAAACTTAAATTGATCGTAAGTTTTACCGAATAGATTACAATAAAGATAACATTGAATGTCATATCCATATTTCTTTGCTGCATAGTTGAAACCTTTAATGTCACTTGTAGTCTTAAGGTCAACGATTCGATCACTAGCTAGAACGTCAGCTTTACCACGAAATGGCTTACCCATAACTTCACCAATTACAGGAACTTCAAACTCAGCGTTTGTTATTGATTGAAGTGCGTGTTCATTTCTATAAAAAGCATCAGCTAACCTTTCAGCATTGTTTTTTTCTTTCATAGTAAAAACTCTACCAAGTTCTGTCTTTGCTTCTCTAAACTTTTTTGTGTTCTTAGATTGAACATCAATAAATGTCTGAGCTGCAAAAACATCTGGCTCAAGAATAGCTGTGTGAAATAGCCAACCATCACGAAGTGGTTGAGATTCTGGACTACCATATTGTTGAACAAACTTATATGTTTTAGGACTTGACAACAGTGTTTTTAAACTACTAGAACTTAAAGCTAGTTTGTTAAGCTCGCCATAATAGAATTCGTCATTGTCCATCTTTTTAAGTAAAGCATTTTTATCATAAAGTTTACCGTCTAGTAGTTTTATATTACTCATTGTTTCTTATGTTATTTAGTATTATGCCTTCAATCTCATAAAGTTGTTCTATACTAAGAAGATCATATATGTCAACGTTATTAACTTTAACACTTTCAATAACAGCACTGTCTGGTGATCCTGGATAATCGTACATCTCTGGCTCTATTTCTTCATAATTGTAGTCTACTGTCATATCTATGTCACAATAATTAATTATCATATCTTGTATTGTTTTAATTGATTCTCTAGTTCTTCTATTTGCTTTTGTAAGTCTGTAATCATTGTGTTTTTTTGAGATCTTATTAAAGAAACTCTTTTTAATAAAACATCGTTTTCTATATGTAATTGATTGACATACTGACCTACTTCACTCATTCCTTTAACAAAGTTTCTTAAGTCTTTATTTGCTGGCTTTGCATCACGCCACTCTATTACTTTATCAGCAATGTGATTAAACCATAGATTGTACGACTGTCTTTGTAGTAAAGTCATTATAATGAAACACCTATAATAATACCTATACAGATAAGTAATCCAGAAAGAGTGAATACTATCACAATATCATCTCTCATCATTTCTCTTTCTCTCATCTTTTGAAGTTCTTTTTCTGTGTAAACTTCAATTCTTTTGTCTTTTACGTCAATGTGTAATCCTGTCTTTGTCTTTTTCATTTTGTTTGGTTTTAGTAAATATTATAAATTATACTTTTAATTACTTCTTTTCTCTTAAGTAGTTTTTGTTTTAAATCTTTAGAAACTTCTGCTATAAGTGTTCTTTCGATGTCTTTTAACTCTTGACTCAAGTCGTGTAGTTGTGTTCTCATTTGTTTTTGTTTTGAAGATTAAAATTAATGTTTCTTTTTAGAGGGTCTTCCTTTCATACCTTACTTTATGTTTCATTAATATATTGCAATATAATAAAAAACATACTTATAAACAAATTATTAACAATATTATTTTTCTGTTATCTTAAAATAACTGTCCCATATACCTAACTCAGTATCTTTTTCATTGATGTTGATTATAGCCGCATCTTTTTCTTCAAGTAAATAACAAGGCTTTGAAACTTTCTTATTATTCCACAGTGTAGTATCTGGACAATACATATTTTTAGTCTTTAAATCTTTAATGTTATTGAGCCAAAACATATAATTGCCTTTAGGATCATTCACTAAATACAAAGCAACTTTACCAGTCTCAATTAACTTGTCGTATTTAAACTTTTCTATAATCTTAGTGTCATAGTACTTGTTTCGAAATTTCATTTCAATAACACACTCTTGACCTTTTGGTGTCTTTCCAATGGCATCCCAGCTTTCGCTACCTTCACCTGAATGAGTTAAGTTCCAACCGTCTAAGTTCAGCAGCTTTACAACTGCTTTTTCCCATTTATGTATTTCTTTAATCATATTTTATTATATAACCTATCAATGTCAGCTATCCACATTTTAATTTCCTTTGGTCGACAACTACAAGGCTCATAATATTTATGATTATAATATCGAGCGTGAAGCGTACACAATAACTTATATTCATCTTGTTGCAGTCTAGTACTAACAACTGCTTTAAAGCTCTCCCAAGCTTGTCTGTCTTCTACTCTCATAAGTCTATGTTTATATCGTTCCAATCATCTCGACGTTGATCACAACCGCAATCATCACCCCAAATCTTTTTAACTAGCCAACGAATACCTGTGTAATAAGTAATGTAATAAACTAAATCTCCTAATTTCATAATTTCTCTTTTATATGTTTTTTAGCGTTTGTATATGTATTATATAATGAATAATAACTAATATTAGTTTCTCTTGACAAACTAGCAACTGATTTTCCAGAAGCACATATCTCAAATATTTTTCGATCATACCAATACAAATCTTTTAATATGTTTTCTATTTGTTCTTTACGTGCTGCATATTCAACCTCATCTATACCCAAATCTTCAGCTTGTTTAATTTCATCAATATCATCAAGATACAGTTTAATAATTCTAGCTTCTTTTTTATATATGTTGCAATAAATGCCTCGAAGAACCTTGTAACAATAATAATGATTAATATCGTCATTGTAAGATAAATCTAAACCTTTCATTATATCAAGATGAATTTGTATATACATTTCCTGAACAATATCTTCAGCTGTGCTTGGATTACAACCAAAAGATTTAACTATATTTATCCAATCTTTGTGTTTATTATACGCAATCATCAAAAGAGTTTTCATTTATTAAGTGTTAAAATTAGCTTCTATTTGTTCATTCATATCTTTATTAATTGTTTTTTTTATTACGAAATCTTCTAATGGATCATAAAGATTACCTACAACATAGGGCAAACCAAAATCATTAACACTAAAGCTAAATGTTTCAAAACTGTAACCTCTTGAACGTTTACAAATAGCTGTAATCCATTCTTTGTTTGTTGTGTTTGTTTCTAGTTGTATAACAGTCTCAGCTTTTTTCTCTAAGAACGATCCAAGATGACCAGTCCCAAGCTTTGCACTACCAAAGTTTTGGTGAATTACAGTCATTATGTGGCAATTATGTTTAGCACTTAACTGCATAAGTTTTTGTACGCAAAGATTTGATTCTTCAATATTGTTGACGTCCGAAACGAGATCAGCAATTCCATCAATCAAAACTAAACCGTTTTTATCTTTATTCTCTTTTAATATATATTCAATAAACTCAAGTCGTTGTTTGTAGTTTATAGTTCTTAAAGCATAAGTTTGATAACAACCTAGTTGTTTGTTGCTTGACATATCTTGAACACGTTTAAACACTCGTTGTGCGTGCCAGACGCCTTGTTCTGTATCAAAGTGGACTAGACAATTTTCATCACGATAACCTCTAATATCTGCACCAAAGCTGTTTTTATCACTTAAGTAAACAGAAGCTAACAAAGACATAAAGAAAGTTTTCTTTGTCTTCGGAGGAGCTGTTACCACGCTTAAATTACCCATTGTAGCTATTGGAATTGGAAAAGTTAAGTTGCCAGATTTTGTTTGTATTGTAGTATTACCTAGGCTTAATGCTAATGGCGGATATTCTAAAATGTCAGCTGTATCAACACTACATTCTTCTTTAATTAGTTCCATTAACATATTCTCGGTAGTTTCTTTTTCAGTCATTTATCTCTTTGTTTTGTTTACATATTTATATTTTTTTTAAAAAAAAGAGGGCAATAAAGCCCTCGTTAATTCAATTAAAATGGTAGTCCATCTGACTCAGCTTCAACTGGGTGAGTTTGAACTTCTTGAACTACTTCTTTTTCAGCGTTTACGATCGTTCCGTTATTCCAAACAACCTTGCCGTTTCCTAAGTATTGCTTTTGTTTTTTAGCTTCACGTTCTTCTTGTGTTTGTGAAACATAAACACCGACATTGTTTCCGTATCGTGTATCATCATTGACACTCATTGTTAGATTGACGTAAAACGCACCATCTTTTCCTGCGATAAATTTCTCCTTTGGAAGCTTATCTACTCTTAAACTGTAATTAATTAATGCACTCATATTTATATATATTAAAGGGTTTTAAATGTTGTTTCTTTTTTCTTAAATGACTCTGATTCGTCTTCTCCAAAGACTCCTAATTCATAGAATCCTGTGAGTTTTAGAACTGCTCTACTCATAGCTCTTTTTTCTGCCATCTCTGCAACATACCAACTGTTAGTGTTGGATTCTTTGTAACTATCACCTTTTAAGGCACTACCAAATGTTTCGATTGTTTTATCGTTTTTAGTTGCTATTGCTTTAAATACAGCAAAGTTTGTCTCACATCTAATTACTTCATAAGTTACTTTCATTTGTTCTGAAGCTTGAATCTTGTCAATTCCAGCCCTGGTTATGATCGTGTAATGTTGATGTTTAAAAAAATCTTCTTTTGATAGATTGTATTTTTTATACAACTCCATTAATTTGTCTTTGTTCATTGTTGTTTATTTAAGTTATTAATTTCTATTTGTGCTTCTAAAAAGTCTATTCTTTTTTCAAGTGCGTTAATTCGCATATTTAAAAAATCAATAGTATCATTACTTGCTATCCTGTTTATATCTTCTGAATAAGTCATATTATAATTCATTAAATAGTTCGTAAGGGCTTCCGTAATTGTTTAATAAAGTATGCAAACTCATAACAACACCATAAGTCAAGTCACTTACTTTTTTTTTAGCCTCTAGTTCTTCTGTTACTTGTTCAACCACTAAAGGAAAAGAAAAGTTCTCTTTTTTTAGCTTTGCTATATGCTCAGCTTTTAATCGTTCTTTTAAATACATTTGTCTTTGTTTTTAATTAATATTAACAAATATAATAAAAAATATTTAATAAACAAATAACAAACAAAAAACCACCCCGTTAAGAGTGGTTATATGCAGCTAGTTAGTAGCTAAACAAAAACAAAGATATTCCTTAACAAATATACATTAAATATCAAGTTCATTAATCAAATCTTGATACTTAGTTATCAACATTTCTAAATCTATGTTATCAAGTTTAACTGTTTTGTTTGATTCTATGTGAAGTTCTTCAGCTAGACCATCATAATAATTTAAGTCTAGATTTTTAGAAAATTTATATTGCTCGCCATATCTAAAAACATTACAACCAGCACACTGAACTTGACAATTAAGTTCGTGCCAACGAGTTGCATAGTGTTTTCGTGATTGAAAGTGACCGTTTTGAAGCTTTTTCCAATGATCTTTTTTGCCACAAGTAAAGCATTGAGCTATATCATTTTTAGCAAATCTACGTCTAATATAAACACTAAAAACTTTATCAAGCTTTTCAATTAATCTCTTTCTTTTTGTTTTCTTTGCCATTGAATATATTTCAAATATCTTATATTTATCTAGTTTTTTATATTTTAATATATCTATATTTTTATAAATATGTTTTAAAACAATTCTAGTATTAAATAATACAAAGTTATATATTTAATTTTAAATAAAAAAAAGAAATTTTATTTTTTAGTAATCGTGACGCTTTTTGCGATCTTTTCAGCACTACGTCCAACAACGTAACCACCTATGCCTAATTGTAGTAAATTCCAAAACTCATTCTCTAATGGTGGAATTGTAAAGCCAAATAAAGGTGCTAAGAACTTTACATATATAACTATAAACCCAAAAGCAAGCATAAGAATAGGTCTCCAAGAGCGTTGTAGCCAGTTTCCTTTAGCTTCTGCTATGATTATATCAGTCTGCATTTTTTGAAGCTCTAACTCTTTCTCTTGTATTACTTGAAATATCTTGTTTTTAGCTTCTATGCGTTCTTCATCAGTAGTAAATAAGTTGTCAATTACTTGACCTATTTCTTTGATTACAGTACCAGTTAAAAAGTCTAATATCTTCTTCATATATTTTTGTATTCTTCATAAGCATCAAAGCAAGGGCAAGACTTCGCTGCAAATTCTCTATGTCCGTGAATAGTTACATCATCTCCGTAAATAGACTTAAGAGTTGTAAGTAGATTAAGAAGACTTCTTTTTTGCTTATCAGTTCTTGTGTCTTTAGCTATCCATTTACCATTGTCTCCTCTTTCTGATTCTACACCTCCGATATAACAAATACCTATGCTGTCTTTATTCTCTCCCTTAGTGTGAGCTCCAGACCTTTCAATAGGACGACCAACTTCTGTTAGTCCATCTAAACTAATAATATAATGATAACCGATGTCTGACCATCCTCTACCATCAACGTGCCAACCTCTAATGGTATCAACTGAAATGTCTTTACCTTCTTGTGTAGCTGAGCAATGTACTATTATTTTATTTATTTTTCTCATATCTCTTCTTTCTTTTATATCCTTCGTATATCTTCTGAAATGTATATATAATAGAAGCAAGAAGCAGTATAATCTTTAAACTGTTTTCGACGTGCGTAAAGCTAACCATCAATGAGGTGGCATTAAATACTCCTAACTTGAAATCTTCCATACTCATAACTTGATTCTATCTAAAAAGCGATTCCAGCTTACTATACAGAAAAACTGAAACGCTTCTATTTTGTCCGCTAAATATCTTAATACTCTAACCATTAGATTTTGTATGAGTCATATTCTAAACCAAAGAAACTGTGTACTCCGTTTCCACTTAAGTCAACAGCAGCAGACTTCCATCCGTATGGGTGTCCTTCATCATCAGACCATAGAGCATCGATATGCCACTTAGCAGATAATACTGGTGCTTTAGTTTCTTCTCCTTCTTCGTCATACTCTCCAGCTTCTAAGACGATATGTCCTAAGTGTACTAAAGTGTGCTTGTGAGTTGGATACTCGTTTCCGTCTTCGTCTTCAGCAGTTCCTAAAGCTTTGATTTTAGACTCTGCTACTTCTCTGCTGTCAAATTCGTACTTTCCTATTTTCATAATTTATTTATTTACTCTTGTTAGTTTAATGTGTGTATTTATTACTCTTATATTGTTGTCAATGCAATTAGTTCTTGGTCTGTTAATGCCGTGTTGTATAATCTAAAATCTCTGTTTTTTACTGAATTATTTACTGGACTTGGAGCAAGCCCTCCACCAGAAATATTTAAGTTATTTAAATTTGATGCGATAACTGTATTTTCACTTGATGCTCTTTGCACTCCATTTACAAATACTTTTGTATCGTTTGGTGCAAATCTCATTGCTATTTTATAAACTCCAGCAGTTGGAAAACCATTGTTTAAAACATAATCAAAACTTGTACTATCATTTGCTCTTACATATACTCTTAAATTATCTCCACCCTCAACTCCAAAAAATATCCAATTACCAGAAGAAATATTTTTGTTTATACCATATCTTATAGCAGTACTTGATGTGTCTAAAACAGAGTTAAAAAGTTCTATTTCAGCATAAATTACTCCAGATGTAGGTACTGCACTTGGTAAAGTTTGACTTGTACTTTCTGCTACCCTCGTTACTGCACTACCAGAGGTAGGAATATACGATGTAGCGTAACTGCCAGCTTCTAATTGTGCTCCCCAAGCGTAAATACCCTTAACCCCATCTGCGCCTGAAAGAGCTTGACTACCATCTGAATTTGCAATATAAATATGTGGCTGACCTGTAGTTGATGTCGTAGTAATTGTAAAAGAACATCTATACCACCCATTACCAAAATCTTCTATTGAAGATGAGCCACTTCCTGTAATGGAGCCAATAGCACCTGAAGATAAATCAAACCAAGCATATTGTCCACCATCAATACGTATCACTCCAAAATCATAGCCACCTGACTTTAAGAATACGCTATATGTATAAACAGTAGAGTTTGATAAAGTTAAATTTTGATACACACCACCTGAAGAAGTTTGCCCTGACTGTTGTATTATTTTTTCAGCGTTTTGTGAACCATCAGGAGAAACAATATCGTTTGCTGTTACAGAACTTCTAAAAGTTGTCCAAGTGCTAAAATCTTCTGAATAAGTAATCAAATTAGTCCTCTGTGGCTCTAACAACAAAGCACCTTCAGTATTATCCTTAAAGTCAATTCTTGGCTCTCCACTACCAACTGTTTCTATTAAACCAGATTGATTAACAACAGTAGCACTTGATGCTCTACTGAATGAGAATGGCAGCGGCTTAAAGTTATTATTTTCGTCATTGAACGATAAAACTGTATCTTTACCAGTTGCCCATTTTCCAGCTCCTAATTTTAGTGTATTAGCCATTGTATATTATATTTAAATTTAATTCGTTTACCATTGATTCCCAGCTTCTGTAACTTGTAAGCGTTTCAAGCTCTAAATCCGTCAAAATTGTATTGTAGTAACCTATTTCTTTTGTCTTACCATAGAAATCAGCACCACCAGCTCCATCATTAAAATTTAAAGTATTTAAGCCAGTTGGCAGTAATCCACCATCAGCATCTAAAGCATAA